AAAAGGCCACCAGTCACGGCACTTCCTAACATTGATCCAAAAAATCCCATATTAGATGAACGTCTACCTTCTTGCATTTGAGCCGCTGTTTGATATGGAGCTAACTGCATTTGACCAGAACCATACGCCGCCGCCGCACGAGCAGTCTCAGCATCAACGCCTTGAGCCATAAGGAGACGTTCCATGTCGCTAATGCCCATACCTGCGCCTAACATACCACCCGCAAGTTGCTGTAGCTGTGCTTGCTCTCCGAGAGCTTGACCTCGTGCTTGAGTAGCAAGACCTGCTAGAGTCTGTTGTTGCGCTCTTCCAAGTCCTAGAGCATCAGGCTGTACCATACCAGAGCCTGCACCTAAGCCTGCTGATTCGCCTGCAAGTCGTAGACCTAAACGACCAGAGCCAAACAAAGATTGCTGTAACTGCTGAGCTTGCTGTTGGAACGCAGGTTGTAGTAATGCTGATTGTTCTTGAAATATCTCTTGCCCACGTTGACTTGGATCAAACGCCGCCGCTTGCTCAAATAAACTACCTGCACCTGTTAACGCAGTACCTAGAATATCTTGATAAGGAGCCGCAAGAGTTGTAGAAAACCCCTCATCTGGTGTATATCGAGACATACCCGCAGACGTAGTAACTGTGTACGGCTTGAATACTGATTCTTGTCCTAGCTCACGAGCACGTTTGATTGCTTCTTGAGAAGTACCAACACCTCCCTTTCCAAACAATCCTCCTACTAAGCTACCCATTTGTATATCTCCACATAGGTCTATCTATTCCGTCATCACATGACAATGTTTGTATATATTTATATCCTAATGACTGTACGAATTTCTCTAACTTAGGATTGTCAGTCAAACAATAAAACGGTTCATTATGCATCTGTTGCAAGAGACCGTGTACCATATTAAATTCTTTCTTGATGCTTGGAGTCCACTTGTATACGTCAGCGTGTGTCCAAGTTCTATCTGCAAATCGTTCAAAGTAAATTGTGTATGCAGGTTGTATTGCTACTGGTGTCTTAATCATTAACTCAGTTTTTCAACGGTAACTTTAATACCTTTGCTATCGATTGGGCCAAAGCCACTTGGCGTACTTGTCGTGGTTCCTGCCGCAATAGATAAGGTAAATGTTCCTGCCGTACTAACAGTCGTTGTTGCGACACCAATATCTGTACCTGTTTGTGTATAACCGTGACCTGCACCACCTGATCTTGAAAAATCAATACTAGTTGAAACAGTAGTGCTATTTAACGTAACGTCTCTGTCAAACGTAGCTGTAAATTGTTGAGGATCTACGTCATATTCACTTGCGGCACTAGTTACAATAATTTGCCAATCACCTGCAGTAAGATAAATATCACGAGTTGCTGTAGAGTTATCAGTCACTGCAAAGTTATAAGATGTAGGATTGGTATCAAGTGCATTGGTAGATGCCGCTGTAATACGTCCTTGAGCATCTACGGTAATCGCAGGGATCTCTGTAGCAGAGCCATAACTACCTGCGGTGACTGCTGTGTCATCAAGATTAACAACACCACTTGATACACTTAAGCCTGTACCACCTAACTGACCAATCTCTGTTTGGACATAGGCAGTTGTAGCTAATTTTTGTGAATTATCATTTGCAGATGGTGTTGGCCCGCTAACTGTTCCTGAAAATGTACCACCAGTCTTATCAATTTTAGTTGCAACAGCAGTAACAATTGCATTAAACTCATCATCAATCTCAGTACCTTTGACTTTCTTTAAAGCATTACCTGTAGGCAAGGCATCTTTACTGGCAAAGTCAGTTAGTTTTGTATAGTCAGTCATTAAATAACCCTACCTTGTTTTGCATATACATCTATTTTTTGAATTGAAAACTCTGAACCATTAATAACAGTTTCAAAGCCAACCTGAAATACTGATCCTGCTCCGCCAATTGACGAATTAACTTTTTCTGAAACAGTACCTACTGAGTATTCAGCAATATTATATTCTGCTTCATTATATTCAGAACCAATCGAACCAGTTAATTTTGTTGTGTAAGATCTGTAAGAGTCAAAGTAATCCAAAGCAGTTTTAATAATAAAGTCTTGCTCGACTAAACCAATTACTGTTACATTTAGTTTCTTAAGAATCTTTGTTTGCGTTGGTGAGCCTAAGTCAAAATAGTTAGTTAGGTAACGCATTGAGTATGTATTAGTCCCATCGAGATACCCACGATACTCAGACAGTCCGTTTGTTCCTGCAAAGATAACCCGATTAGGAGTTGCAAGCATACTTCCTTGAGTTTGGTTTTCCCAAATTGTCACTCGCAAGGCTCCGTTGGGCAAAGCTGTACGGGTGTCAAAACAATAAATTCTGTTGTAAGCAGGTAATAACAATAAGTAAAATGCATTATCTTCAGAGTACACTGATTTAATTGTATCAGGATCTAACCCTATAATAGTCTTGACTAACTCATCTCTGATATTTGCTGACAAGTCACGCATTGGCTGAGACTTTTCTTGAATGACTCGTCCAAGAGAACGCAGGCCATCTTCAGATAAAAAGATAATATCTGTACCTGTGTTTTGAATACTGTCTCTTGCAACACATCCAACTCGATTAATTACTTCAACAAGTACAAGTGTTGCAGGATCAAGAGATGAGCCACCTGTGCTATCCGCAAAGATAACAATAGAGTTTCTTAGGAAAACAATTAGTCTTCCGTTCTGTGCGCCTAACCCTGTAATTTCATCTCCGCCATTAACAAGAATAGCAGAAAGGTCAATCGACCCTGAAGATCCTCCAATCCAATTTGATCCATCTAACAGGTCAGACCAGTAAACAGTTAGTTTTTCAGTTGATGTTCTAGCGCACCATATTCGCCCGTATGCAGACAAAGCAACTCCTGCTTGAGGGATATAAGGACGATATTGTGTTTCGGTTGTAAACGCACTTCCTGTAGCAGGATTAATATAACTTGCGTAATTATCCTCAATGTCCCCTAGTAAAATACCAGAAACTGGGTGGCTCCCATATTGCATTGGATAAAAACCTTCTTGAAAAAAGAAAGATTTATCATTTAATGTTACACCGACAAATTTACGTTCTGTTCCTGTATTACTTGTGCTTGTAGGAATTGGTAATAAAGCACTAAAACTACTGTCCGGGGTGTATTGATAAAAACCAAAATCTCCGGGAGGAGCAATAGGATCGTCTTGCTCTCCAAACGTAATTAAAACCTCACTACCATTAATTGAAACATGACGGTGTATGCCGTTTAGGTACGGGACTGCAGGAGATACAAAAGCAACAACACTAGGATTAAAATCAGTTCTTGAAATATTCGGACCCGCTGTATAGTCTACAGCCCTAAGTCTAAAACTATTTACCACTGTAAAAGTATACGTGGTTTCTCCTGAAGGTAATGTTACATATGCGCTGATTGAGCCAAAAGAAGCAATAACATCTACAACCTCTACCGTTTGCCCTATGGTATACCCATGATTATTGGTAAAAACAATGTCATAATCTCCAGTAAACGGAGGAGTACCTGACGTAGGTGTAAACTTTACGTAATCAACTTCTGATGTTCTGTTCATTGCCGTTACGCCATTAATAATAACATTACCAATAGCAGAAGTCGTATTCACATATCCCTTACGAGCACCTAAACGACCGTACTTGTCAATAATACAATTAGTTGCTTCAAGCGCATAACCGTCCTCAAGAGTTACTGAAGACTCTTGAGTATTAAGGCCAAAGAATCCCGGTGCGGCAATAGATGCTGAGATTAAAGGTTTGCTCATGCGGTGTACCAGATTAGCTCTTCAGGGTGTCTAGCGGCATCTTGTGAAATAGCGTCATTTAATGCGCGCTGTGCTACAGCATAGGCAGAGATTGGAGAAATGCCTCCGTCTTCTCCACGCTCTTCAACAGCCTTAGCATACGCAAGAAGCAACACAGGCTGAGATGGAATAAGCAATGTATCGTTGTTGTTTTCTAAACTAGGCTGACGTTGAATAACATTGAAGTAAATTGTATAAGTACCGTCAGGCTTAGGGTACACATCAACTTGAGTGTCACCGTCAGAAGATACACCATTAAAACTATAGTAACGAGGATTACCTGTGGCTACATCAGAGTTCAAGTAGAAGTCATTAAACTGACGAGCGGTACGATACTTCATAAAGTAATCGCCTGTTTCATTTACAACATCTAACGTAGTAAAATTGTTACCAGTGCCATTAAGTTCATAGTTAAATACATTAGCACTTGTTGTCAACGTAAGAGTCTGCCTAAGAGCACTCCAGTTCCAAGCGTTTTCTACTTCATGTTTGGCATCATTAACAAAAATACCAATCAGTTCATTTTCAGAAACATCGCTAATACTACGCTCTCTTAAGCGTTTAAGAACATTTTGTACTAATTGAAGATATGTCATTTGCGTTTCCTACTTAAGAGATTAATATTATAGCATACTTTCGCTACTTTGTCAACCCCTACCACTTAACTTTATCAGCCCAATAAGCCGCTGACATTTTACCTTTACTAATGTTGCGTCCGTGACGAGCTTTAAATGATGCACGTTTCTTTTTCATGCGATCACTTTCACCTGCTTTAGGTTTACCTGCAGTCTTAGCACCTTGCTCACCAAACCGAATAGTTTTTACTTGGTCGCCTTCTTTAGCAACCACAACATGAGACTTCTTAGGATGATTAGGTGTACGCTTAGGTTTGTTATAACCACTAACACCTGCTTTAGCTAATCGTGAATCTTTTTTAGTTGGCACGTCAGCCTCCTTGAATTAAATCGTTTTCTTCAATCACAGATACAAGTATTGTTGCACTATTAGATGCCTTAGCCATAATCTTGTCACCTGCTTTCATATTGATAAACTCATACTCTCGTCCACCAATCTGAAGAAAATCACTAGCACCTAATGAGTAGCTTTTGAGTACATCAAGGGTCGCTGTCTCAGACGCATCATAAAACTGTACGTCAACACTAATTGTTGATCCTGCTGTGTCGGTAATATACATCAAACGCCACTCAGCTTTTTTACTTGAGGGAACTGTGTAGATATCTGCAAAGTCTGCACCGCCTGTTAGTGGAGCACCAAAGGTTTTCTTAATCATTTCCTACGCTTCCCTGAAGCAGTGACTTTATGTTTGATCTTTGCAGGGCCAGTCTTACGTGTTGTGCTTGACTTCTTCTCTGCCGCTGTCATCTTCTGTGCTACTGCTTTAGGACGACAAGAAGGATAAGGTCTTTTGCTTTTGCCTTTGGCTGACTTACGACCACACTCTTTACCAGTCTTGAGATCACGCCAGTCTTCCTTAAACCATTTGGTCAGACCGCCTTTTGGTTTCTTACTTGTACTTGCCGCCACGCTTCTTGTACTCCTTGGTTAACCATCCTGAAGCATACGCAGAAGGCCATACCTTGTACTTCTTCTTAGCTTCAGCCTTGACACGATTGTACAATGCTTTGTTTGTCGGCGTAGCCATTACTTCTTCTTCTTAACTGCTTTCTTTTTCTTAACAGGCTTGGCCATCGCCTTACGTAACGAGGATTCAAACTTCTTCATACGTGCGTCTGCACCCGGATCACGATGCTTGGGCTTTGTTTTAGTCTTACCGTATGGCATAATTATTTCCCCTTCTTCATGCATTTACCTGCGGCTTTACACTTAGCCTTGCTCTTACAACCTGCACAGGTCTTGAAAGCTTTAGGTGCTTTCTTCTTACCATACATTGCCATATTATTTCTTCCTTACTGATTCGGCTAAACCGCCGCCAAAGTAAAAGCCAACAATCATCAACATAATTTCACCAATCCAGAAATCACCAATGATTTGTTTGACTGCTTGAATGTCGCCTTCACCTGCTAACGTCATAGCAAGTACAAGGACAAACATACTGAGAAACACTGCTGTGAACATCAGAGCAATGTATCGTTGTGCTATCTTGAATGGAGCATAGGCGTTCATGAGGTCAATCTTAGCCTTTGACTTAGCAGCAATAGCTTCCTCATCAGAGGTGTGCATATCATCAATCAACTCCATTCCTTTTTTGATGACATCACCTGAGCCAAGTATCTTAGAAATAATTCCAATCATGTGGCATTACCTGTTACGTCCGTCTGTACACACACTGCTTCATAGTTAATCTTAGGCTGTGGTGCTGTTGCCATGAAATACTCACGGGCTTCAAAGCACTCGTCCATTGACGCAAATGGGCCTTGAGGATAGACAGCGTAGCCATCAGCTTGAATTAGGATTGCAAATAATAACCACATAAGTGACCTACTGTTTACTGAGCCAGTAGAAGATGTATATCACCAAACCAACGGCTGAGAGAACGCTAATGCCCAAACCAATCCCAACGCACCAATCAACAATCTGTTTCTTGCGTTTAGCTTTCTTGGCTTTCTCTGCTCGTTCAGCGGCTTCACGGCTTTCCTTCATCTTCCGTTGGTAGTCTAACCAATCTGTCCATAACCCGGCTCGCCCTTGCCAGATCATCATTTGCTTCAGAGCATCCTCATATTCTTTGAGTTGTTCTGTGGCCATGAACGCTTGAAGGTCAGACTTATATCCATGCTCATGTGCTTTCTTTTGTATCTCAGCCTTAAGGCCAAAGTAGTCTGCTAATGCCTGTCCTGCTTCATACAGTTCTTTACCGTTGGCGATGGTTTCCTTGATAACGCCAAAGGCCGCATTAGCGGCGGCTAGTTCAGCTATCATTTGGGGGTTCCTTCCCCAACAACCTCTGTACTGTTTTAGTTTCGTATATCCTTATTGCTGTCCATACTAATGTAAACAACGCCGCCATCGGAGGCAACAGTTCACCAATCGTTCCTACCACAGTGACCACACTTAAACCATCTACGAGTGTCTTAGTGCTTTCAGTTGCCATCTCTTTCATACCGTTTCTTAGCTATTCCAAGGCAAATCTTCATTGTTTAAGTCTGCAACTGGTCTTGTGATTTCATCAAGTTGTTTTTGAATAACAGAGTTAACGTGTTCCTCATAACTTCCTGTGACCTGAGCCTGAATCCAACCTAATACCATTTCTTCAGTTAATTGATCTAGTGCAGTAAAGTTATCTGGGTCAATTGTATCAGCATCAAATGGAGTAGCTCCTGCAAAGTGAGCAGTGTTTCCATTTTCATCTGTACCAATTTTATGCCAGTAAGTTTGTACTACTGCGTTAGTGAAGTTATTAGCATCACGAGTTTTGATACCCGTAATTTTCCATGTGTATGTAACAGCCATAAAATCCTCTTTAAGTCAATTTGATAAGATCTGAATTAGTATCTGTAAAGGCATACATGTTAGTACTTTCGTTGATGATATCAAAAGCAATTGTAATACGTTTTTCGTCTCCAGATACTGAAGTAGTTCTGTGCTGAGAATCTTCTGAGTTGCAGAACAAGATGCCGTTGCTCACAGATAATACTCGTTCTTCAACACCATCATCTGAAAGAAATTCTGTGTACTGATTAGGCGGAGAAGAGACTGTAAAAACCCCGTGGTAATTACCTTCAAACCCTTCACCATGTCTGTGATATCCTAAGTTAGGATGTTCATGTGTGTAAACATTAAGCCATCCGTAGATGTAATATGTTCCTTCACTTTGTATTTGTCTAAATAATGGCCGGACAGATTCTAATAAAGAGTTTGCAAAAGGTTTTTTAAATATGTTTTGAATATTAAAAGGATCATAAAAATGAGATAACGAACTAGCTAAACAACTTTCTTGTAAAGCATCTGTGTCTAAATTTAATGTAAATGTATGTATATCCATATTAAGTAAAAATCAATGTAAAATTTTGGCCTGAGCCAGTAACCAAGTTAACAGGATGAGAGCCAGTGTAACTTGTTCCTGAGCCGCCGTAACCCGTACCCACATCCCATCTTGCGGTAGCTGTAAAAGGGGAACTAGGGGTTTGTGCTGTATAGTTGCAATTTGCTCTATTGAATGATCCGCTTTGCGTTCCTGCCGCATTGCTCCACGTACAAGTTGTCCAACCAGCATTTCCTCCACTGCCATCCATGTATATACTTAAGCCAGTAAATCCGGGATTACTTTCTCTACGAACATCAGTTACGTCACGACCTCCGGGAGTACTGTTAGAATCACTTAACGATCCTACATTATTATTATAACTAGTGTAGTATGAAGGTATTGAACCCCCAGTTGAAATTCTGTACCCGTAAGTTGAATAAAAGCCGCCATTGATTGTACCTGAAACACCGTTCATGGTTACTGGTCCGGCAGATGCCCCGTAGAAGTCAGATATTGAGATTGCTCCTGATGCAGGAATCCCTGAAGCCGCACTATAATATTCACTCAGGGCATGTGGGGCAGTACCTCCAAACTCACCTACAATGTCATTGATTGAAATAGCACCGGATGTTTGTAGGGCCATTAATCAGACCCCTTCAGTGCAGTAATTTCATTTTTTAGGGCGTCTATCTGTTCTTGTTGCTCTTTGACTGCTTCAATTAACAAGCCAACAATATTTCCGTAAGCAACCGACTTTGTTCCAATCTCATCATCCGCAGTTAAAACAACTTCTGGAATAATCTCCTCAACCTCTTGAGCGATAACACCTAAGCCATCTTTACCATCCTTAGTGTAAGTAACACCACGAAGTGACTGCACCTTATCTAAAGCATTGTCGATTGTTTCTACATTTTCTTTTAACCGTATGTCGGAGAAAGCAGTAATGTCACCAGACGATGTAATAGGTACAGAAGCAGTAACAGCTGAGTTATTAACCTCAAGTCTTTCAGTGCCGCCTGTAACTACGCGCCATTGGTCAGAGGCATGGAATTGTATGTAAGTGTTAGTATCACCGCTATTAATTATCTCG